AGGCTGCCGCTGTATGAAGGGTCTGAAAAACAGCCATGTCGATGCCTGTATTATGAAATACACCTATCTGTGTGGCAATACGCCACTGTGGTTGTTTAGACATACAACTCAGCTTCATGACCAGGGGTTTCTCGCTAGAGCCACCCCTGTCCACCCAGCCCACCCCCACCGGTTAGCCCTAAATCCAGCCCTAGACATCAAGCACCCTTTAGGTCTATAAACGCTTCCTATACGGCTAGTGGTGAGAGGTGTGCCTGACGTGCCTCGCAAATGGGGACCTTGCGCTGAACCCCGGTGTCCGGTCCTGGTGTCCACCACCTACTGCGACACCCACGCTCCGGCCCCTTATGCCACCTCCACCCGCCGGGCACGGCTCCCCGCCAACTGGCCGGCGCTCCGGCGCTTCGTGTTGAAACGGGACCGCTACACGTGCCACATCTGCGGCCGCTACGGCCCCCGGGTCGACCACATCGTGGCCGGCGACAACCACCACCCGGACAACCTGGCGCCCATCTGCCTCGACTGCGACAGAGCCAAGTCGGGTCACGAGGGGGGCATCACACAAGGGAGATACCGCCAATGAGTGACCCGTCTCTGCCCGGCACGCCGGGGACCGGACCGCTGCCCGAACCGGAGCCTGAGGGCTTCCGGGACGAGCAGGTGGAAGCCGAACGCCAGCGCCAGATCGAAGAGCGTGAGCAGCAGGCGCAGCTCAACCTGGAGGCCGCCGAGAAGTACAGCGGCAAGGACGCACCCGACATCACGCCCGTCGAGGGTCGCAGCCCGGCCAAGTCCGACGACGACTACGGCTCGGGCGCCACGCCGTCCAAGGCCAAGGGCACGTCTCACACGACTCATAGCTCCAAGAAGAGCTGATGGGTAACCCGGCCCCCAAGCCATCGGACGCCCGTCGTCGTAGGCGAGATGTTTCGGCATCTCAGGCCGCGCACCGTCTGCCGATCACCGGCCGGCAGGGTACGCCGCCTAAGGCTCCGGTGCGCTTGGGGACCGCGGGTAGACGTTGGTGGAAATGGGCGTGGTCGACCCCTCAGGCCACCACGTGGAACGCCAGCTTCCTGGAGCCGCTCGCCAAGCGGGCGCAGCTCGAAGACCAGTGGGTGACGGCCCTGGAGGGCGACGCCGATGGCGACCAGCGGGCGACCGACACCGCGGTGCGCCTGTTGCCGCTCATCTTGCGCATGGACGACGCCTTCGGGCTGACGCCGGCCGCTGCCGCCAAGTTGCACTACGCCTTCGTGGACGACGAGCCGGCCCCGCCGGTGGAGTCGGCCGGCAACGTGACGAACATCCGGGACCGGCTCAAGGGCATGCGGGACTAGTGACCTGGCGGGGTTCGGACGCCGAGCTGGCAGAGACGGGCCTTGACTTCCCCACGTTGGGCATTGTCGCCTGGCAGTGGATCGAAGAGATGTGCGTGATCCCTGACGGCGACCAGCTCGGCGAGCCGTTCCGCCTGACGGATGAGATGGTGCGCTTCCTGGTGCACTTCTACCGGCTCCAGGCGACCGGCAAGTCCATGAAGTGGGACGGTCCCCGCTTCCACCACGAGCGTGGCGGGCAACTGGTCCGGCCGCAGAAGTGGGGCAAGGGTCCGTTCAGCGCGGCGGTCATCCTCTTTGAGGCGCTCGGCCCGGCCCTCCCCGACGGTTGGGATGCGGATGGTCGTCCCGTCGGCCGGCCGTGGTCGACGCCTCACATCCAGATCACCGCCATCAGCGAGGACCAGACGGCCAACGTGTACCGGGCGCTGCTGCCGATGATCCGCTTCGGCCCGTTGGACGCTGAGTTGCCTGACACGGGCCTGACGCGCATCAACCTGCCCGGCGGTGGCCTGATCGAACCGGTGACCGCCTCGGCGCTCTCACGGCTCGGCCAGCGCGTGAGTTTCGTACTAAGCGACGAGACCCATGGTTGGGTCGAACGCAACGGCGGCAAGCGCCTGGCCGACAACCAACGACGCAACCTGTCGGGCATGGGTGGTCGCTTCATGGAGACGACCAACGCCTGGGCGCTCACCGACGACTCGGTGGCGCAGGACACCAACGAGAACCCCGTGGGCGTCTACGTCGACTTCCCGCCGCCCATCGGTGGGTCCATCCGCAACAAGGCCGAACGGCGCAAGGCGATGCGCCACGCCTACGGCGACTCGGTGCGCAATGGCAAGTTCTGGAAAGGATGGGTCGACCTTGACCGCATCGACGTCGAGATTGATGCGCTGTCCAAGCGGGACCCGGCCCAGGCCGAACGGTTCTTCCTGAACCGGGTCCATGCCGGCGAGGATGTCGCCTTCGACCTCGAAGCCTGGCGCAACGCCACGAGGCCCGGCCTGGTCGTCCCCGATGACACGCTGATCGCCATCGGCGTGGACGGCGCCCGCTACCAGGACGCCCTGGCCGTCATCGCATCCACGGTCGACGGGTTCCACCAGTGGCCGTTGGTCATTCTGGAGCGGCCCGCAGGCGTGGGGGACGACTACGAGCACGACTTCGAGCTCGCCGACGCCGCCGTCATGGAGGCGTTCGACCGGTACAACGTCGGTCTCATCTACTCCGACCCCCAGAAGATCGAGCATCTCACCGACCGGTGGGAGGGCCGCTACGGCAAGGACCGGGTGGCCGACTTCGTCACCAACCTGCGCAGCCGACGCCTCGGCGACGCTGTCGGGTTCTACGTGGCGGCGGTGGCGGGCGGGGATGTTACGCACGATGGCGACAGCACCTTCGCCCGTCACATCGCCAACGCCCGGCGCAAGCTGCTGCCGGCCACCGATGACGACGGCCGCAACCTCTACACGCTGACGAAGGACCGACCGCACTCCCCGAACAAGATCGACGCGGCGATGGCTGCGGTCATCAGCTCGGAGGCCCGGCGGGACTGCATCTCGAAGGGCATGCTCAACCGTCGCCGGCCGACCTACTTCGTGGGGGTCTGATGCGCCTCAAGGGTACGCAGGACATCGCCGAGGCCATCAAGACATGGGGGCCGGTGGCGCAGCAGGAGTGGGCACGGCTCGGCTGGTTCGAGCTGTACTACACCGGCATCCAGCGCCGGCCGTACGAGCCGGCGACCGCCACCCGGGAGTTCAAGGAGCTCGTCTCCCGCTCCACCACGAACCTGACCCGCCTGGTGGTCAACACGTTGACCCAACGTCTCATCGTGGACGGGTTCCGGCCGTCGAAGACGAGCGTGGACAACGCCCCGCAGTGGGAGTGGTGGCAGGCCAACGGGCTCGACGCCCGCCAGAAGGCGCTTTACGACGAGGCCGCCAAGTACGGCTACGCCGGCTGCATGGTCCTGCCCGGCGACACCGCCCCGGTGATGCGTCCCGTCTCCCCGGCCGAGTGGTGGCTGGGCTTCGAGGACCATTCCGATGATTGGCCTTTCCTGGCGCTCAAGCAAGGTACCCGGGCCGAGGTGACGAGCGAGGAAGACCTGCAGGTCTGGCACGTGCTCGATGAGCACGCCCGCTATGTGGTGCGGGCCAACCCCCGCCAGGTCGAGATCATGGAGACGACCGTGCACGGCTTGGGGGAGTGCCCCATCGTGCCGTTCCGCAACCACTGGAACCTGACCCGCTACCCGGATGGAGAAGTAGGGCCATGCATCCCCATCCAGGACAGATTGAATCAGACAGTCTTCGACCTGCTTGTCGCTCAAACTTACGCAGCAGCCCCCCAGAAGTGGGCGACGGGTCTCTACATGCAGACCGACGCCGACGGCAACCCGATGGTGGACCTGGCCGCCTTCGCCAAGTCGCTCTGGATCACCGGGGACGAGAATGCCAAGTTCGGGTCCCTGCCCGAAGCGAACTTGAAGAACATCGTGGAGGCCATCGAGCAGTCGCTGCGGGTCTACGGGCTGCTCTCCCAGACCCCGCCGCACTACCTGTTGGGTGACCTGGTCAACCTTTCCGCCGAGGCGCTCCTGGCCGCCGATACGACGTTGGCAAAGAAGGTCGGCGACCATCAGGTGCTCTTCGGTGAAGCGTGGGAGCAGACGTTCCGCCTGGCCGGTGTCGCCGCCGGGGACGCCAGCGCCGCCAACGACACCGAAGCGCAGATCTGGTGGCGGGATACCGACCCCCGCAGCATCGCCCAACAGGTCGACGCTCTCGGGAAGATGGCGACGATGCTCAACATCCCGCCCTCGGCCCTGTGGGAGAAGGTGCCGGACACGACCGGTGCCGACCTGCAACTGTGGCGGGCCGAAGCGGCGAAAGCCAAGCTCCAGGCCGCCCGGGACCTGGCCCGCCAGCGGGCGCTCGGCGTCACCGAGGCACCGCCCGACGATGAGACGAAACCCGGGGGCACGCCCGGCTCCAACATCGAGCAGAAACTGGCCACCGGTAACTGATGGCCACCGACACGCTCACCATCACCGAAGCCGAAGCGGTCGAGCTGACCCTGGCCTACATCGCCGAGCTCGACGCCCTCGCTGAGCTCGTGGGCGTGGCCCTGCGGGACATCTTCGCCAACCTCGCTCACACCGACCGGGCCGACATCGAGGCGTTCATCGCTGAAGCCAGCCCGTACACGACGGCCGGCGTTTCCGAAGCGTCCGACCTGGCCTCGGCCTACCTGTCGGAGATGACGGGCACGGCCATCAAGGCGTCCGACATCATCGCCCCCACCATTGCCTGGGACGGTCCTTTCCTGCGCACCTGGCACGACCTCGCCGAAGGCATGCCGTATGACCAGGCCAAGGAGTCGGGCGCCAGCATGGCGGAGATGACCGGCTACTCGGCCACCAACGACGGGGCCATGGCCCGCATGGGCCAGCCGGGCACGAAGGTCAAGGGCTGGCGGCGGGTCATCAACCCGACGGCGTGTGAATGGTGCCGGGTGGTGGCCACGCAGCTCTACAGGACCCAAGAGTCGGCGACGTTCGGGCACTGGAAGTGCCGGTGCACGACCGTGGCCGTCATGGGCGACACCGACCCGGGCAAGGCCATCAACCAGGCCCGCCTACGGGAACTGAAGGCGTCCGGCGCCGTCGAGCGGGTCTCCAAGGCCCGTGAGCGCAGCCGGGAGCGGGAACGCAAGGCCCGCATCTAGATCGCCGGGGGCGAGATGCCCCCGACTAGCAGAAGGAGGGCGAGATGCCCCCCGAACCATCCGCCTCGCCCGAGACGGGCGCGACGTCCATCCAGTTGAACCTTGGCGAGCCGCAGGGCACGCCACCGAACCCGGCAACGCCCACCGAGGTCGATGAAGAGATCGACCCGGAGCGTCTCCCCGGCCTGAAGGCCGCCTTCAAGGCAGAGCGCGACAGGCGCAAGGCGTTGGAAGGTCAGATCAAAGAGCTTGAGCCTTTGGCCAAGGCGGCGAAGGACGCCGAAGAGGCGAACAAGTCAGAGGTCCAGAAGGCCACCGAGAAGTTGGCCAAGGAGACCGAGGCCCGCAGGCTCGCCGAGCAGGCGTTGATGATCCAGACGGTCGGCTCTGAGAAGGGCGTGCCCGCCAACCTCATCAAGTTCCTGACCGGCACCACCAAGGCCGAGGTCGAAGCCGCCGCCGATGAGTTGCTCTCGGCGATGGGCGACGCCAAGCCGTCGATGCCGGGCCGTCCCACCGAGCGGATGGTCAACGGCAAGCCGTCGGGCAACCAGCTCGACGGGCTCGACCCGGTGTCCCTCATCCGCATGGGCCGGGGCCAGTCCCCCCTCAAGTAACACTCCCGTCGAGCCCGCCATGGCGCCCGACGGTCAATCCACCGGAGGTACGCCGTGGCTGCAAACGTCTTCTACACGCCTGAGGTCATCAGCAGGCTGATGATCGGTGCGCTGGTTCAGGACTTGGTCCTGCCACGCCTGGTCAACACGGATGCCTCGGCTGACTTCACGGGAGGCTCGGGCACGGTCGTCAACGTCCGCACCCCTCCGACCGTCACCGGCGGCGGGGCTCGCACGTACACGCAGACCTTGCGTGACGCCGCCACGCCCATCGTGTTGGACCGCATCCAGGAAGCGACCGTCCCCGTCACCATCGGCCCCATGCTCTACAAGGGTGCACCGATCACCGACGAAGACCTGACCTTCGAACTGGTCGACTTCACCCGTCAGGTGATCGACCCGCTGGCTCAGCCCGTGGGTATCGGCGCCGAAGCGGTGCTCGGCACGGCCATCAACGCCTTCCCGGCGTCCACGACCATCACGCCGGCCGCCGACGGTTCCGACCTGCACGACGCCATCCTCGAAGCCCGCATGGAGCTCGACAAGCGATACGTCCCCAAGCAAGGGCGCATGCTCGTCGTGTCCCCTGAGGTCGAGATGCTGCTGCTGCAGGACCCGCAGAACCGCCTCGTGCGCTACAGCGACAGCGGCTCGACCGACGCCCTGCGGGAAGCGCAGATCGGCCGGCTCTACGGCATGCCCGTCATCGGTTCCACCGAACTGACGGCGCTCTCGTTCATCATCATGAGCCGGGACGCTTTCGTGTTCGTGCTCCGTGCCCCGCAGGTCCCGGCCGGCTGCCCCTTCGGGGCGTCCATCAGCTACCAGGGTCTCGCCCTGCGCTTCATCCGGGACTACGACAGCGCCTTCATGCAGGACAGGGCGATCGTGAACGTCTTCGCCGGAGCTCAGGTGCTCGACGCCGCCCGGGCCATCCGCGTGCAGGCCGTCTGATGTTGCCGCCGCTCGCCACCGTCGAAGACCTGGAGGCCCGCATCGGGCATGCCATCACCGATGCTGACGAGCGGGCACGAGCCGAGGCGTTGCTGGCTGACGCCTCGGCTCTCGTGCGGATGGCCGCGCACGACGACTACATGGAGCTCGACGGTGTCACGCTCGGGCCGGTCCCCGACCTGGCCGTCACCATCACCGCCAGCGCGGCGCTGCGGGGCTGGTACAACCCCGCCGGCATCGAAGCCGCCCAGTTGGGCGCCGTGTCCGTGCGCTACGGCGGGGCGTGGCTCTCCCAAGCGGAACGGGACCTGCTCGGCCAACTGGCCGGCGGTGGCCCCGGCTCGGGCACCCTGCAGCAGGTCATGCTCAAGCCCGGCTTCGGCTGGGAGGGCTACGTCTACGGCTATGTGCCCGTCGACAACGAGCCCGGCCTGCACACCCCGGCCGCCGACTGGTTCCCGTTGGGGACGTGAGAGACCACGCCATCCACCAACTCATCCGCACGCCGTGCGTCATCCACCACTCCGACCCCGGGGCAGTGGACGAGTACGGCGACCACCCGGTCAGCGTGGTGACCGACTCGACCGAACGGTGCTACCTGACGCAGTCGACCCGCACCGAAGCCGACGGCATCGAAGTTGAACGCTGGCAGATCTACTTCCTGCCGGGGACGCTGGTCGACGCCAACGACTCGATCAGCGTGGCCGGCATGAACCTTCAGGTGTCGGGCAACCCGTGGATGGTGGTCGACCCCGTCACCGGTTACGAGTCCCACATCGAGGCGACCATGGTCCGGCGGCTCTGATGGCCCGAGCCAAGGTCGTGGTCAACGACGGCAGCCTGCAGGCCTTCCTGCGCAACGACGAGACGATGCAGCGGGCGCTGGAGACGGTTGCCGGCATGATCGAAGAGACCGCCCAAGAGGTCGCCCCCTACGGCAAGTCGCTCTCGTGGCCCATGGGCCGACGCATGAGGCACGGCCGCTACAAGGCGGACTTCGCCATGCGCAAGGTCAAGGGCGGCTGGCAGGTGTGGAACGACGACCCCTTCGCCCACCTCGTGGAGTGGGGGTCGATCAAGAACCCGGTCTACGCCCCCATCCGTACCGCCATCACGCAGCTCGGGCTGAAGTTCCGACCCAAAGGCAAGCCGGAGACGGAATGACGGTCGACGTGGAGCGTCTCACTTCGACGTTCCTGCGAGCCCGGCCCGAGATGACCGCTCTGGTCGAAGACCGGGTCTACACGGAGATCCCCAACCGGGCCACGTTCCCGCTGTTCCGGCTCACGCTCATCGGCGGCAACTCCGTCACTTCCCGTCCCCTGTATCTCGACCAGTCGACCCTGCAGCTCGACGCCTACGGCGGACCGAAGGTCATGGCCCGCCAGATCATGGACACCGCTCGCTCCGCGCTCGACCTGGACCTGGTCGGCGCCCATCCCGAAGGCGTGGTGACCGGCGTCGAGTTCGCCGGCCTGCGCTACCTCCCCGACGACGGTTACGACCCACCGCAGCCCCGGTACACCGCCACCGTCTTCGTCTACTCCCACCCCTAACAGCCCTGGAGGCCCCCATGGCCAACAACGCCGATGCCGTCCGCGTAGGCGGCGCCACGCAGATCTACATGGCCCCGGTCGGGACCGCGTTCCCCGTGTTCGGTACCGCCATCTCTACGACGACCGAGTGGATCGACACCGGCTACATCTCGACCGATGGCGTCACGTGGAACTTCGACCGTGAGGTCACCGAGATCGAGGCGATGCAGTCGCTCGACCCGATCCGCATCATGACCACGAAGCTCCCCAAGTCCTTCCAGTTCGGCATGATGCAGTCCGGCCAAGAGCAGTTCGCTCTCGCTCTCGGCGGCGGCTCGTGGGCCGAGCAGGGCACCGCCGGCTCCGGCATCTTCGTCTACACGCCCCCCGGCATCTCCGAGGTGGTCGAACGGGCCGCGGTCATCGAGATGATCGACGGCACCATCACCTACCGGTGGCTCATCAAGAAGTGCCAGAACAAGGAAGGCGTCGAGTTCAAGTACGTCCGGGACGACGCATCCACCATGCCGGTCACGCTCACCATCCTCGCCGCCCCCGACGGTTCCGAGCCTTTCACCATCGAGACCGACGACCCGGCCATGGGCGCCACCGCCCTACTGTCGGCCGACGGCCAGCGCGTCGATGACGACGGCAACGTGGTCGACGCTGAGGGCAACAAGGTCGACACCGACGAGACCGACGAGACCGAAGCCCGTAAGGCGAGGCGGGAAGCCGACCGGGCCAAGGTCGGCGCCAAGTGAGCCCCACCACGCCCAAGGGCTACTCCAACAACACCAGCGCCGCTCAGACCGGCCTGGGCCTGTTCCGGGTGCACTACGTGGACGACCTGCTGACCGAGCCTGTGGAGGTGCGTTGCACCAGCCGAGCCGTGGTCGAATGTGAGCGCCGCTGGCCCGGCCACGCCCTCGACGGCTCCGACCGGTACCCGCCCAATGAGGGCGTGCACTACATGGTCTGGATCAGCATGGGTCGACCCATCGGCGACTTCGAGAAGTGGCTGGACTCGGTGCTGACGCTTGAGGTCGTGGAGGTGGAAGTCGTCCCCCCTACGAAGCGGGGACGTGGGGCCGGCTGATCTGTCAGCTGGCCATCGAGACGGGCATCCCCCCCGATGACCTCATGGACCTCGACCCGGCGATGGTGTCATCGCTGCTGTCCGCTCTGACCGAGCGGGAAGAGACGAAGTCCGGGTACTTCACCGTCACCGAAGAGTTGCTCGCTCAGATCTTGGAGATGCTGTCGATCATCCGGGCCGAGGCGTGGGTCGGAAAGGTCGACAAGCGCAAGGTCCCCGAGATGGTCCACGTCCCCCGTCCCGGCCAGGAAGAGCCGGTCGACACCACCCCCGTGCTCACCCCCCGTGAGTTCGCTCTGATGACGCAGGTGGGTTGACATGCCCCAATACGTGGGTCAGGTCTACGTCGGGGTCAGCTTCGACACCGCGGCAGCGGGTCAGGCGCTCAACCGGTCATTGACGACCGCGGCCGGCCAAGCCGGCGACGCCATGAACCGCACGATGTCGGACCGCATGCTCCAGATGGGCACGCAGTTCACCCGTGTCGGCCGGCAGATGAGCTTCGGCCTGTCGGCCCCGCTGCTGGCGCTCGGCCACGCCGCCGATTCGGCCTTCACGTCCTTCGATACGCAGATGACGAAGGTGGCCGCCCTCACCGGGACGGGGATCGACCAGACCAACGCCTGGTCCGATCAAGTGCTGGACCTGGCGGCCAGCTACGGCCAGACCGGTGAGGACGCGGCTCAGGCGCTCTACCTCATCACGAGCTCGGGCATCAAGGGCGCCGAGGCGATGGCCACCCTCGATGTGGTCGGCAAGTCCGCCGCGGTCGGGTTGGGTGACATGGCCACCATGGCCGGTCTGTTGACCTCGGCCATGAACGCCTACGGGTCGGAGACGTTGAGCGCCGCGCAGGCTGCCGACATCTTGACCGGTGCCGTGCAGGAGTCGAAGGTGCCGGCCGACCAGTTGGCCGGCTCCATCAGCCAACTGCTGCCCTTCGGTTCCCAGCTCGGCATCACCTTCGATCAGATCGTCGGGTCGATGGCGGCGCTGTCCTTGCAGGGCACCAACGCGGCCATGGCGGCCACGCAGCTCCGCGGCATCTTCAACGGCATGCTCGACCCGTCCACCCAAGCCGCTCAGGCACTGGGCAAGGTCGGGCTGTCGGTCCAGCAGATCCAGGACACGATGAAGTCCCAGGGCATCGTGGCCGGCATCCGCCAGATCCGTGACGCCATCGTGGCCAACGGCGGTGAGGCCGACGAGCAACTGGCCAACATCTTCGGCAACGTCCGTGCCTTGACCGGTGTCTTCGGCCTGTTGAACGAGACCGGCGGCAAGGTCGACCGGGTCATGGCCAACACGGCCAACTCGGCCGGCAAGCTCAACTCCGCCTTCCAGGTCACCGCCGACACCGGGGCGTTCAAGGCGAAGCAAGCCAGCGCCGAACTGAACGCCGAGATGACGAAGCTGGGCTCGTCCATCACGCCCATCAAGACGGCGTTCGCTCAGGTGGCCGGCACCGCCCTGCAGGTCTTCAACGCCCTCGGACCGCTCAAGCCGGTACTGGTGACCATCGGCGCCGCGCTCGCCGTCGCCGGCCCGTTGCTTTACACGGTGGGCGCTGGCTTCGACGTGATGGCCGGCTTCGCCACCATGGCCGAACGGGCCGCCGCACGGGCGGCCGGTTCGACCACTGCTATGGCCGGGGCGAGCCAGGCTGCAGCCGCCGCGGCCGGAGAACAGGCCGCGGCCACCGCGGCAGCGGCCACGGCCACCGAAGCTGAGGTCGTGGCCGTCGAGCAGTTGGAGCTCGCTCTTGGCGCCGCCTCAGTGGAGTCGGTACAGCTCGGGCTGTTCTCCGAGGCGACCATGGGCTCCATGGTGGTCGGCACCGAAGGGGCCACCGCGGCCACCGTGGGACTGGCCGGCGCTGAGGCCACCGCCACCACCGGAGCGGCAACGATGGGCGCCGCCATGCTGGCCGCTCTCGCTCCCGTGGCTGTCATCGCCGCCGCCATCGGCGCATCGCTCATCATCTGGAACAAGCGCATGGAGCTGGCATCGGGCCGGGCCGATGAGCTGGGCGACATCTTCAAGAACAAGGTGGCCGGCGAAGGCATCGAGGACGCCAACAAGACGATCGGTAAGACCGAAGAGCAGATCGCCAGCCTGCGGGCCGAAGCCGACAGCCTGCACATGCCGTGGGACGCGGACACCCGCGAAGAGCTGAACATGGGCGCCAATGCCCTTGCGAACGCGGCCAAGGCCACCAAAGAGAACATCAAGTGGGCTGATGAGCTGAGCCAGAAGACGGGGCAGAACAAGGACGTCACCTTCCAGTGGCTCCAGGCGCAGACCAACGCCGGCACCGTCTTCAGGACGAGCGAAGAGGCGTACACGGCCTTCGCCGCCGCGGTCGTCAAGGGTGGCGGCCAGATCAGCGCGGCGGCCACCGCCGAAGGCCAACTGGCCGACAAGGCCAAGGATCTGGCCGCCGGGTTCTTCGGTCTCCACGATGCGCAGGAGGCGTTCACCGACTCCATCAAGGGCATCGCCGACGCCCAGAAGGGCGTGGTCGACGCCGAGAAGAACGCACAAGATGCCCGCCGGGGCGTGGCCGATGCCATCCGGGGCGTCACCGATGCGCAGGACGCGCAACGGGACTCGCTGCTCAAGGTGGCCGACGCCCAGAAGGCACTCACCGACGCCCGGGCCACCTACAACGAGCTGCTCAAGGGACCGACCAAAGACGAGACGCTCGACGTCAAGCAAGCCCAGTTGAGTCTGCGGCGGGCGCAACAGTCGCTGCGTAAGCCGACGACCGACCCGCTCGACCGCCAGCAGGGCCAGCTCGATGTGCAGCGTGCCCGCATGGCGCTGGAAGAGGCCCGGGGAGCTCACGGCAGGAACCTGGCGAAGGCCCAGCAGGACGTGCTCACCGCCGAGAAGAACGTGACCTCCGCTCAGAAGGACGCGGCCGGCGCTGCCCGTGCGGTCGAGTCCGCCCAACTGGCGGTCGTGACCGCCAACGAGAAGGTCGTCGTCGCTGACGATGCGGTGAGGGACGCCAAGGAGAAGGTCACGAAGGCTACGTGGGACAGCGTCGAGGCGGCGTCGAACCTCAACCAGAAACAGAATGAGTTCGACACGCTCGTGCACAACTCCAACACCGAGCTGGACCCGTTCCTTGCCTACCTGGAGCAGCTCAAGACGAAGTACCCGGAGGTGGCCCGGGCCATCCAGCCGATCATCGACCAGGTCGATGCGCTCAACAAGGCGGCCCAGCCGCCACCGGTCGAAGAGACGGACCCCGTGCGCAAGGCATGGCGAGACCGGCTCAAGCGCAGCGCCACCGGCGGCCCGCTCGCCGCCGGCCAGCTCTCCACCGTCAACGAGCTCGGCATGCCCGAACTGTGGGAGCAGGGCGGCAAACAGTTCCTGCTGCCCCTCAAGGCCGGCAAGGTCATCCCGCTCGACGCCGGGGCGGTCAAGGGCGGCGACGGCATCAGCGTCGGCGACATCAACATCTACGGCGCCGAGCAACCCGTGCAGACCGCCTATGAGGTGAGAAGGCAACTGCGGGTCAAGACAAAGACGAAGGGCCGCATCTGATGGCCTACGAGATTCGTTTCAGTCACCACCTGGAAATCGACGGCGTGCCCCTGTCCACCCCGGCGTGGGAGCACCTCGATATCCACCTGCTCTATTCGGCACCGACCGTGCGGGGCGAGAACCGGGTCATGCCCGGAGCTCGGGGCCAACGGGCGCTGCCGTGGCGGCCGGACCTGACCATGCGCACCTTGCAGCTCGCCATTTTCGGTGACGTGTCGTGGGACGGGACCACCAACGCCGACGCCACCGCCGGCCTGTGGGCCAACGTCGCCCACCTGCAGACCTTCGTGGTCGACAACCCGCTCAACGCCGGTTCGACCCGCACGGCCGTCATCAAACGACTCGGTGCCCCGGACCTGGTCGCCACCATCCAGGTCCGGGGTTTCGAGATCATCGAGGACTACGGGCCATCGGCGGTCGCCGCCTCCATGGACATCGCCCTCATGTCAGGAGCGTTCACGTGAGAGCCGTCTACCCGTCGGCCAAGACGGCCTTCCTGCGGGGCCAGGTCGACCTGCTGGCCGACACCATCAAGGCGCAACTGGTCGGCGCCTACACCTACGACCCGGCCCATGTCGACACCGACGACCTGACCGGCCTGGTGGGCACGGCGGTCATCGTGTCCGTCACCGACGTAGCCAACGGGGTGGCCCTGTGCGCCGACCTCATCTACGCCGACCTGACCGGCGCCGACGTTACCGGCATCGCCTTCTACCGGGACGGCATCCCCGGCACGTTGCTGTCCTTCACCGACCAGCGGGGCGACACGACGCCGCTGGCGGTCACGCCCAACGGTGGCGACGTCACCTTCACGTTCGACTACCTGCTCAAGATCTAGGGGATTCGATGGAGTTTCAACGGTACGAGGCACCCACCAACGTCTTGGCCGGGGACTTTGCTACCTTCCCGCTCGACTCGGGACCGGGGACGTTCATCGTTCACGTCTTCGGTGCCCTCGCCACCGGCCAGACGTTGCGGGTCAGGGTGTTGTGCAGGTCGAACTACGTGCAGGCCGTCGGCACGTACTACGTGATCGAGGACGTGACCCTGTCGCCCCATGGCGGCCACCAGAGCGGATATCAGTCCCTGCCCATCCCGATGCTCGACGACCAATGGTCCTTCTACGTCCTCGTAGAGCTATTCGGTGGTGTCGACGCCGATATCAGCTACGTGGCCCTCAAGCTGTGACCCGTCGCTCGGACCTGTTCTTCTACCTGACGCCGGGGGCGCCGCCGCCGACGCCCTTCGACCAGACCTTCGCGGTAACCGGCGCTGTCTCCAGTGCCCAAGCCGGCGCCCCCATTGTCGGCATCGACGGTGTCGTACCCCCCCGCCTCGCGGTCACCTTGCACCGCCGCCCCGACATCGGCCCCGTGGTCGCCGACCTCACCGCCCCGAGCATGCGCCGCCAGTGGCAGGACGAGTTGAACGACACGGGTTCGGCGAGCATGGAGATCCCCAACGAGGACCCCATGTCCACGTTCGTGCAGCCCGGCGACATCATCCGGTTCTACGATCAGGGGTGGTGTTGCTTCGCCTGGATCGTGCAGAACATCGAACGGGTCCAGGTGGCCCGGGGCGAAGAGATCGATCAGGTCACCAAGTTCTCCGGTAAGGGTCTGCTCGACATCCTGTCCCAAGCTCTCGTGTACCCGGCCAACAGCCTCGACGCCCTGCCCCGTGGCCCCGAAGGCATGAGCATGCGACCGGTCGAAGAGGACCGATACTTCTCGTGGCAGTCGAACGCCTACAACGATGAGGCGTGGGCGACCGCCAAGCTGTACGCCCAATACTGGCCGGGTGAGCTTGACAGCCCCCCGGGGATGCCGGCGTATTCGGGAATGCTCGCGGGTTGCACCGTCTGGCCGCTGCCGGGGTGCTGGCGCATCACCACGAACCAGGGCAACTACTGGATCGCCCCCGGTGGCTGGTGCTACTTCCGGCATCTCATCTGGATCGGTGACGACGACCCGACGAGAACCCTGGTCATCTACGGGCTCGCCGATGACGAATCCAAATGGTGGTTCGACGGCATGCCTCAGTACGAGACCTTCGAGTGGACGAACGACGACAGCGACCTCGTGGAGTTCACCGTCGACATCGCCCCCGGCTGGCACATCCTGTCGGTCGCCGTCCACAACTCGGAGATCGGACCCATGTGGTCCGACAACTTC